AAATGAAAAAATGTTCTATTTTTCCATCTCCATATTCAATTTTTATTGTATCAAGATTTCCAGATCTTATTGCTGTAGCTATATCACTTGTGTCTCTTACAACCAAAGAACCGCTTGGAAATAATTCAAATACACTTTCTATAAATTCAATTTTTTCATACTGGCATCTTATTTTTGTTCCAATTATAGGAAAATATGGTGTAGTTTCAGATCCCAGTGATATTTGTTTTATATTTGATGAAAATGGATTGAGAGTTGACATATTTATTAAACTGTATAATCTTGGACAACTTGACTAAAATTACTATAATTTATCTTATTTGTAAGATAATAACTTATCTTTCTAGTATCTATATTAGAATTGTATGAATATGTATAGCAGTTTCCAGTTCCCGCAAATTCATATGGAGACAGACCTGATCCTTTTTTCACAAATGGTTGGCCACCGATACTTTCAGCATAAAAAACGCTGTCTTCTCCAAAAGGAGCCGCATATAATATCTTGGAAATATCATTTGATAATAAAGTGGCTCCATAAGCATTAGCAGTCAATCCCAGCCCCTGCATATAATAAGTATCACCATTGACTATACCTCTTTTATATCCATCTTCGTTTCCATAGCTAAAAGTCATTCCATATGGTTTTAATATTGATTTTTTTGTAAATGTATCGTAACCAACCACCAAAGCAAAACCTCCAGTAAGGCTAAAAGAACCAGTTCCACCAAAACTATAGCAATTTCCATTGTCGTCGCTTCTATTAAAAATTAAAGAACCTGGAGTAAAATATTGTTCTTTTCCATCAATAGCATCAATTATAGTTGTAGAAACTGTTGAAGTATATTCTTGCTGAGTAAGTATGTTTGATTGCCTTAATAATTCAAATGGGTTTATTGTGTTATTTGCATATAAAAACAACCAAAAACTGTCTATATCAGAATATATGCTTCCGGCAAGTTCAGGAAGTGTTGTATAGTTATCAACTTCTTTATCGGCTCTTTGAACATAATCTGATTCCAAGACCAAATAAGAAGAAAGGTCGGAAACCTTGAAATCACCTAGAGTCGTGGTATAGTTTATTTTTGATATTTTTTCTGAATATTTCATCTGTTGTTAATTTGGAAATGCTCTTGCTGATATTTCAGATTTACTTAAAACTTGATTCAATGCTGGATCATATGATCCTGTTTCAAATTCTCTAAAATTTAATGCAAGCAATGTTATATTTGAAAGTCCATTTGGTAAATATCTTATTATTGGATCTGCTGAATCATTTCTTTTTACCAATACTGTTGTTAAAACACATGGTAAAGGTTCACCAAGCCAATTTGCTGCAAGATTTGCAGCACCCCCTGCACCACCACCCCACGTGTCTCCCGGAACAACATCCAAAGCCCATATATTTTGAGGATATGTTCTTTCCGGCAAATTTCCTGCCACTGTAGGATAAGATGATTTTCTAAATGTTCCAATAATTTCTTCGACTTGAATTGAATCTGCCTCATTTTTTGGAACAAAAAGATATTCAAAATAATATTCTTTTCTTGCTTCAGAAACCAAAGTGGCCTCTGTTACGTTAGAAAATCTTCTATATGTAGTTGTAGCATACATATATTCATTTTGAAATTTTGCAGGATCCAAAATTCTATTAAATAAAGTGTCAAAATTTCCAACTCCACCGCTGTTCTGAAGAGCAGCTAAAGAAAGAACAGGACCAACTGGGTTTGTCCCTTCACCATATTCATGTCTAACTTGATATCCAGGTTCTTTTGGCATTGGCAAAGTTATAGATGCAAATGGATTTGCTTTTATCCAAGTCCTTGTTCTTTCTTTATTTTTTAAAGAATATGGAGCAGAATAAAACCGCATCCACCTTGGCTGTTCTTTAGCCTCCACAGATGAGATAGCTGGATATTGAAATACATATGGCATTAAAAATATTTATACTTTCATAAATAATTTTAATGGCCTACAAAACTTTATTCAAACCCCAAAATATTCAAAAATACGTAGGAGACCACACAAAAATACTTTGTCGTTCTTTGTGGGAACGTAGATTATGCAAATTTTTGGATGAAAATAAAAGCATACTTAAATGGGCATTTGAGGAAGTGGCCATACCATATACAAACCCACTTGATAAAAAAATCCATAACTACTATCCAGATTTTTTAGTAAAATTTAATGATGGCAAGGAAATAAAGTCGTGGATGATAGAGGTAAAACCAAAAAAACAGACAATGTTAAGAGAAAATGCCTCTAAAAAAGAAAAAATGGTTTGGATAACAAATAGCGCAAAATGGGCAGCTGCAAAAATTTATTGCAGCAAAAACAACATAGAGTTTAAAATATTAACAGAAAAAGAATTATTCACAAATGCCAACTAATCTCAATTCAATTGATAATATAAAAACATATTTTGCAACACATAATGGTGTTCAGTTGCAGAATAGGTTTAAGGTATACATTACTGGCCTTCCAGTTGCTATATGGTCCACAAATCCAGATCTTCAGGCAGAACAAGTAATAGTTGGGCCAAGATCAATATCTACAATAAGAGATGGAATGATTGGTCTTGGTGGTGGTAGATTTGTCCCAAGAAGTCAAGATGTGTTGGCCGCAGGATTTGGCCTTCAAATAGTTTTTCCAGTAACAAATGACAATTACATATTGCAGTTATTCAATAGCTGGTTTAATTATTTCTATAGAGGACCAGCATCACCTCCCTTTGAAAACAGACCTCCAACAGTTTTGCAATATTATGATATTGCCGTTAGACCTGTGACTCTCCAGCTAGATATATTGGATCCAAATGGTAATGCAAACAGCACCATGATGTTCTATGAAGTATTTCCGGTTGAAACACAACCAATGGAGTTTAATATGGGATTGGTGGATAAATATTTAAAATATCCAGTAACATTTGGATTTAGAGAATACAACCACACTTTTAATTGAGTGATATATTATGGAAATTGAAGAAATTAAAAATTTATTGGTTCCTGTGTATGAATGCATTCTACCATTTGCAAAAAAGACTGTTGCATATAGTCCATTTAAAGTAAAAGATGTAAAAAATTTGACTATAATTCTTCAGGAAGAAAATAAAAAAATATCCTTTCAGGCCATGGTTGAATTGCTAAAGGCAAATGCAAAGGATGCAGACATAAACAACCTTTGTTTGGCTGATGCCGAATATCTTTTTCTGCAGATGCGGGGAAAAAGCGTAGGGGAATCTGTGGGTTTGAAATACAACAATGAATCAGTAAAATTTAATGTAAATGAAATACAATTTAGAAATAATTTTTATGATGAAGAACACAGAATAACGGACAAGGTTATTGTTAGAATAAAGACTCCAAAAATAAAAGATTTGATTGGATTGGATTTTGATGATAAATTTTCTGTAATCAAAAAATACATAAAAGAAATAAAAGTTGGAAACGAAATTTACGATATAAACAAGTTTGTTCCTGAAAAAATAAAAGATCTAATTGAAAACCTTCCATATTCATTCCTTAAAAAAATGGAGGACGTATTCACAAAGCAACCAGAATTATACGTAACACTTCAGACATCTGAAGGTGAAAAGGAGGTATCTGGTACCCTAAATTTTTTTACATTACGTCAAACTTTTTAGATTTGGTTGACTATTATAAAACAAATTTTTCATTAATTAATTCTAATAATTGGTCATTGGTTGACATAGAAAATATGCTTTATTGGGAAAGAGAAATATACATAAATTTGCTTATAGAAGAAAAAAGAATACAGAATGAAAAAAATATGACTAATGGAAACATATTCTGATGGAAAACGAAAAAAAAGACAAAATAGAAACTGAAAAGATAAACTTCAATTATTTGTTGAATAATGAAGACTTTTTGCCATCAACGCAAAAGGCAAACAATAGCATATCAAAAGTGCAAATAACAAAAGAAGAGTTTGTTTCTTTGCTGTCACAAGAAACTACGATGCAAGAATTGATACAAACTCAAAAAGAAAAAAAAGATCAGGATTTGTTAAAAAAGGCACCAGACAAGAGTAAAGAAATTTTAGAACAAAAAATAAAAATGATGGAAAGTGCAATAACCGGCACTGTTATGCCAACCATAACAAATTTGGCTGGTTCTGTAAACGGATTGCTTAACTCTGATAAAGATCCCAGGATGTACACGGAAAACCGACAGACAAACGTTGCTGATTTGTTTTTTGATGCAGAATTAAATAAACTTACTCACAAATTTAAATGGTCATAAAAAAAAGCCCCTTTCGGGGCTTTTTTTATTCATTCTCCATTTCACTGAAATATTGCAAAGGATCTTTTTCCTCTGCTTCAGTAGGCAAAGTTTCCTGAACATCATCTTCGATGCTCTTGGACTCGGCAAACTGTGCACGAATATCATCACCGATTGCCTTCTTGAATCTTGCGCTCAATTCGTCAAAACTCTTGAACTCACTCTTATCGATAAATGGCTTAAGGGGATGTTGCTTCTTCCAAAGCTCCTCAAGCTTTTTATCATCCCCACCAAACAATGGGGCTGGAGTGGCAAACTCAGAACGATCATAGTTGGTATATCCACCAACATTTCTGATTTTGATCTTAAAGTCTGCACCAGTCCAGAAATTGAAAGGATCCACTGCAACCTCATCCTGGAATTCTGGATGAGCGAGACTCTGAATCTTCTGAAAGATCTTTGTACCATACTGATAAAGGAAAACTTTTCCCTTGTTCTCAGGATTGGCTGGATCTTCAATTACAAGAACATTTGAGATATAGGTAAGCTTTCGCTTTCTATTTCTGGCAATGTTTTTGTCATCCTCAATTCCACTATTCCAAAGTTCGCTGTTTGCAGCGCAGACAGGGCATTTTTCTCCAATCGTGGTTGGACAGTTCTCATAAAGCCATCCACCCTTGCCCTTGAAAGTATGGCTGTACACGGAAACAAATGGTGTATCTTCACCATCAATCTCAGGAAGAAAACGAATAACTGCATATCCGTTTCCTGCTTTATCAATTCCTGGCTTCCAGATCCTCTCATCCTTGTAATTGTCCTTTGAAGACATCTTTTCAAGGCGTTCTGTTAGGATTGATACTGAATTTTTACTCTTCTTCTTAAAATCTGAAAAATTTGGCATAATAATTTCCCGAGGATCTACCTCGGCCTTTCTGTTTGTATTATATAGTTCAAACGCTATTAGTCAATTGGAAGTCTGCTTGTTTTTTTTGATTTAAGCATCTTCAAATTTTTTGCTTCTTGTTCTATTTTTTCTATTATTGGTTTTGTGAGTAATTTTCCTGCAGCAATTGGATCTAAAGTCATCTCTTCACTTAATTCCAAAACGCAATCCATGAAGGATAATTTTGTTTTTTCCACTCTTTCTAATATTTTTGCGGAAAATTTTTCTTTTGCTGTTTCGTCTATATACATTTTAATCTCTTTAATATATTAACATAACTAATAGATAAATCAATAATTTAACCTAGCTAAATATTCTAGAACTATTTATAGGAATAATCATGGCAGCAGACAACGACCCAAACATTATTATTGAAACTTCCGGTTTAACTGCAGCAGTAGCAACAGACGTTGCTCAGTTTAGCGGAATAACAGCACACTATCAAATCTTCAAGCTGGCTTATGGTGTGACCGGAACAGCAAGTTTAGTATCTTCATCAAATCCATATCCAGTAACTGTTTCTGGTGGGCTAACAGCCAACATCAGCGGTTTCAGTGGAGTAATTTCCGTACAGGGAACTGGCGGGGGATACCCACTTCCAGTAAGCGGAACCGTAATTGCGACCGGATCCACTGGTTCACCGGTATACGTAAAAACTTTTACCGGATCTCAAGTTGAAATAACCGGAGGAAGACTTTACACTACATCAGATTCTGTATCCGCGTATGGACCTTCAGGAGCTACTTCATTCTTCGTAAAATTGGTAGGATCAACTGGGTGGAGCATAGGGACCCAAGGAGATGCCCTCAAGGTTGCCATTACAGGCGCTACATTCGAAGCTACGATCCCATCTACTGTCACTGTCGTTGGGCTTTCGGGTGCCACAGCGGTCAACGTAACCGTTGGAAACACTGTTTGGATAAACAATACCACAATAACCACCGGAATCACGGACATCTATTCTCAAATAGTAGGTTTAAGAAGTGATTTTTCAGCACTTGGCGTTGGCCGTCCAACTTCATTTAAGACAGGAAAAGTTGCTCCAACTTCCGCTGCGGTATTACAAATGGATTCTTCTGGATTTACTTGCCTAGCCGGAATCAATATTAGAGCACTTTCAACCAATACAGATTTTATATACTTAGGTAATACTTCTGCCTTGGTAGGATCTTCATTTGGATATGCCCTGGATCCTGGAGAAAATGTTTTCCTTGATATTCAAAATACTAACACAGTTTTTGCAATTTCAAATACAGGAACCCAAACCATAACATATATGGCCTCATAACATGCCTTCGTATGTCCTAAATGCCAGTAAAGCTCTATCAAATTATGGCATAAAAATCTATGGTTCAACATATGATCCATGTTTGACGCAGGGATATATGTCATCAAAACCAAATTTATCCGTAATTGGATCAAGTTGTTTTATTGATTATACGGACACAAATAACATTTCAGATTTAACTTATCTCATAAAACTATTTAAATCCACTCCAGTAGGAACAACATTTTCCTTTTCCCAAGGAAATTATTATGATCCACTGTACAATTATACAGTTGATACTTCTGGAGTATTTTCTTTTGAAAATTTAACTGCTAGCAATAAATTGGTAATAGGTCAAATTGTTTCTGGATTTACCTATTCTACAAACTATAAATTTTATAATAAATCAAATTTTATAGATTCCCCACAATATTCTACATCTTATACTGGCGGAACTACTTCATCAAATTACATAGAAAATAATCTTACCACCAATCCAGGCAAATCATTGTTAAATTTAGGATTGGTTGGATCTGAATTTGGAAAAGAAGAATATACTGAAATAAGTGGAAGCACACTGAATACAGGAAAACTTAAAATAAATTCAGTATTAAAATTAAAAGACAACAGAGAAATAGCATATACCACGGTAGCATTATCAGATGAAAATTTATCTACCAATAATATAACCTTAACTCATTACCTTCGTGGAGATGCAAATCCTGAAATTTTGTCTAAAAGCAGAAAAAACCTTGGATGCTATGTTGTATACGATGCAAATGGAAATCAAATACAATGTTTTGAGAATCAAAACCAGTTGCAGGCATTCCTTAGAAGTCAATATGAATCATCAACATATACCACCCAATGGGTTCCATGTTTGTTTTGTTCAAGATTGACAGATAATGGTTTCAATGGTTCTTTGGCCGATAAATCAATAGTATATGATGCTGCCGTATTTTTATTGGTGGAAGAACAGACTTTTGGTAATTTAGACGGAAATGGAAACATAGTTTTGACTTACAGTTACATATTAAAGTCAAATTATTATGGGAATGACAACATAACACCAATAACTGAGATGAATTTTACAATAGACAATGGAATAAAAATTGATCTTAGCCATCCAACCTTAAAGGGATTTGATGTAGATATTTATAGTGATTCGGCCAAAACAATACCCGTAATAAAAGATTTGTATTTAATAGGCGTTCCCGGATTCGACCAATCAAGTTTAATATATACAAAGACGCAGACAAGTCCAAGAATACTTTATATTGAATTGGTTGGCCCAAATACAATAAGCCTCAAAGTAACAATAGCATAAATGAAAACTCCCACTTTCGTGGGAGTTTTCACTATTCCTCAAACCAAATTGTAATTACCGACTGCGATTACGAGCAATGCGGTAGTATGACCGACCGTTTCGAATCTCACGAACTACGGTGTAGTTAACATCAAGGCGATCAAATGCCTCACGAAGATCGTGCATGGTAGCACGCATGTTGCTGACTCGGAACAGCTTACGAGCTTGGCCAGCAGTAAGAGTGTTACCACCCTTCATGTAATCAAACACTCTCTGAATCATTGTCGGACGGTCAACTGTAGTAATTTCCATATAACTTTCCTTTCTTATAAGAAGTTGCTATATACTAGCACTTAATACTTGACTGTCAAGCAATTACCTAAATAATGTTGACTGAGGAGGCTGCTATGGCAAAAACCGACCATCAGTTTGTAAGATTTGTAAAAAAACATCTTGCAGAATACGGAATGAAACTTGTCATAGGACGTGGAAAATTTGTAAATTCCGGAAATTCTCGTTGTGAGGGATATTTTAGTGAATTTGAAAAAATTATTCGGATAGCCGGGAATAATCAATATTTTTTCCAAACTTTGGTGCATGAATACGCACACTTTTTACAGTATATCAATCAAGTTAAAATTTATAAAAAATCTGATAAAGCTGCACTTATTGTAGAAAATTGGTTTTCTGGAAAAAATTATGATCCAAAGACGCTAAAACGAGCATTTTTGCTTGTTCGGGCAATGGAGAGAGATTGTGAAAAACGAGCAGTAAAGTTAATAGACAAATTTAATCTTAATATTGATAAAAAATTATATGTCAAAAGAGCACATTGTTATATTTACAGCCATTTTATGATGGAAAAAACACGCAAATATGGTACTTATAGAAAAAGTCCATACTTTAGCAAAAATGTGCTCAAGATAATGCCATCAAACATGGCAGTTCTTAGCCACAGATCAATACCACCAAAGGTTTATTCAATGCTTGAATCTTTTACGATTTGAGATTTTAGGTATTTTGGAGTAAACTTTACAATTCCATTATTTCCATAAGGCCATCGATCATCTTTGGAAATAAATTTATAGTGAAGAAGTGCATCTATATGCTCATCCAACATATCTAAAGTTACAGAATCAATATAATGTTTTACGTTATCATTTAATTCTATTGTATTGTGGTCTTTGGAATGTTTGTACTCAGCAACAGCCAAATCTGATACTTTGGCAAGATTTCCAAGTATTTCCATAGTTTTTGCACTTTGATAAAAAAGATCCTTTTTGACAGGATCTTCTTCTTTGCGAGCTAATTGGCGAATCTCGTATACCAGCTCATGAATTTTCATATCTAACTCCTTATTTGTGGGCCTGGGTAAACACAATAAAATCTATTGGAATATCTTCTTTGTTCTTGTTTGCTCTTCTTTTTGCTTGTAAAAATTCTTTATCCGTCAAAAGCAATGGAGTTACTTCTCCCAAAGAATCAAGGTGTGCTACAAAATAATAGCTATGATCTTCATTTGGTTTTCTGTTTTTGTTTTTTATTCTTTTTTTTGCCATTAAGTCAATGTCAAAAGGTATTTTGTTTTTTGTACAAGTCCAAGTATTTCGTCCCTTATATTTAAGAGAGCAGTCTGATCTTTTGAAATTTCTTTTGTAATGTTGTTAATAAGATAATCTTCAAAAGCGTCCAGAACTTTTATGCAATCTATTTCACTTGGTCCATTAAATTTAAGTTCTTTTATGGAGTAGATTTCTTCTCTTCCATATACTCCTATGTAAGTCTCTGTAAAGGTGTCCAAAAGAGCATCTAATCCTTCATATGCTTTGCCCAATGCTTTATGGGCAGAATATGATTGGGTTCCCCAATGATGAAGGCGAATTTCGTTTTGAAAATTTAATATTACTTTAATGCATGACATACAAAGATATTTATGATAAATATTTCTATGGGACTAACAAATAAAGATTATAAACAATTATTTAATTCAATATACCTTGTGGAAAAAATTAATAATTTTGGATTTGGATTTGAAAATTCTGAAATAAAGCCTATTAGCCAAATGGCAAATGACGGAACTTTTATAGGAAAGGTACTTATGGATCAATCTATTCCAATGAAAACAGAAATGGTCCAAGCATTGGAAAAAATAATAGATTCCGTTTCAAATATAAGCCACAAAGAAGGAGATGCTAAATTTGCAATTGAACTTGGAAGAATTGTGAAAAAACAAGTTCCGCCGCATCTTCAAGGAGAACTTATTGGCTTATTGTCAAGAAAATTAGATGGAAAAGTCAGAGATAATCTTTTTAAAGGATATAGCAACATTTTATGAAAAACAATTTTGGAAAAACTCTAGAACAAACCATACGTGAATTGAGACAGCGTTACAAAAATGTTCCCTCCCCATTGTCTGAAAACTACCAAAGAAACAGACCAAATATGGTTCCTCAACAAACTACGCCACACACACAACCATTGAGGAATAATTTGCTGGGTGACTTTACGCCACCAAGAAAACAATGGTAAAATCCGTATCATTTGGAAATGAAACAGAAATAGCCTATGATGGAAATCCCACATCATATGCATTTGATATAGTTGAAATAAAAAATATAAAATCAGGATTGGACAAGTTTCCATATCAAAATATAAAATTGGCAATTCCAGCAAATACCGAAATTGGAATAATTGTAAAGTTAATAAATGAATTAAAACCAAAAAACACATCAAAAAATAAAATAATTATAGCATTTGAACTCTGATGGCAGAAAAAAATGAACCAACACCGGAAATTCAAATTGTAAAAAACGACTCTTCGTTTTCAAAAAATCTTGGAGATATTCCTCCCGTAAAGACAAATCCAAATATAGATTATGAATTTGAGGCAGTAATTGAAGAACAATTTTTGTCAGGAAACCTTTCTGATATTTCAAAAAAAGATTCAAAGGAAAAAGAAGATTACATTAGATCCGAATATAGGAAAATAAAGTATAGAGAAATAAGTGAAAAGGACGAGGAATTTAATCAATATCTTAGAAAATCTTATGGTTCTGCGGAAACATTTTTTGAATTTAACAATGATCTCCAAGGATTAAGAAGCTATAATCCATCTTCAGACTATCAGGTTGAAGTTTCAATAATAACAAAAGAAAAGGTTTATGAATCTAATTTTATTTCTCAGACAGAAACAATTTTTGAGATGCTTTCTGGATCCTGCACAATAGATTTTTACAAAATAGACGGTCGTATATCCAGAATACTTGGAACTCTTTCAGAAAAATTTATACCAGATGTAGAAAAAGAAACAAGATTGTATGGATTTTATGGACTTCGTGGTGGAAGACTTTTAACATGGGATATAATAAACAAAAAGTGGTCTTCATTCTACATGGTAAATTTGCAAAGGTTCGTTAGAGACGAAACCAGCGGAATTGAATAAATATGTTTGATGGAACATAATGATTCAAAACGAATTTTCATTTGTATGCAATTCTTTTCAGAGAATCAAAAATCATATTGGCAAAATATGAAGACTATCTTAGAGACAAGATATCATCAAAAGATTTGGCAGAAAAAATGTTAAGTCTTAAAGATGCCATAAAGAGAATAGAAGAATTAAAATAATTATTGACACATAGAATGTTAAATGTATAATTAATTCAATGATCATAAATTATGAAGCAAAAATGGACTATTCAGATGTTTTGATAGTCCCTAATACAAGCACCGTGAAGTCAAGAAAAGAAGTATCTTTGACAACGGGAACAACATTTAATTGTGGTTCATTCTGGTCGGGGGTACCAATCATGGCCGCAAACATGTCAACTGTTGGTACACATGAAATGGCAAAAGTTCTTTCTGAGTACGGAATCATTACATGTTTGAAAAAGGGCGGAGATTATTATTCTGCGTTTGCTCAGTCTTTTCCGGAAAAAGAAAAATACGTATCCTTAACACTTGGCTTGGATGCAGAAAGCAGGCTTTTTGTTGATAATGAAAACATAAAAGATCCTACGTTTATTTGTTTGGATGTTGCAAATGGTTACATGACTGATTTTCATTTTTTTGTAAGAAAGGTTAGAGAAAAATGGCCGAAATCAATTTTGATTGCAGGAAATATAGTGACCCCAGAGGGGGTAGAGGAATTGTCAAAGGCTGGAGCAGATCTAGTAAAAGTGGGAATAGGATCGGGATCAATGTGCTTGACCCGGCGTGTGGCAGGAATAGGATACCCACAGCTCTCAGCGGTGTTAGAGTGTGTGCAAATGGCAGAAGCATTAGGTATTGGGATCGTTGCTGATGGTGGAATAATATATCCAGGTGATTTTGCCAAGGCTTTTGTTGCTGGTTCTGCATTTGTCATGGCTGGTGGAATATTTGCCGGCCATGACGAATGCGGGGGAGAAATTAGACATGGCGAGCACGGAGAATTAAAAATGCTCCATTATGGAATGAGTAGCAAGACGGCAAATGAAAAATACAATGGAGGTCTTTCGGACTACAGAGCATCAGAAGGCAGAACAGTGGAGGTTCCATATAAAGGATCTGTAAAAAACACCGTAAATGAAATATTGGGAGGAATTCGCTCCGCTTGTTCATATGTTGGCGCTTTTAACTTGCCTCAACTATATTCCAATGGTAGACTAATCAAGGTCAATCGCACTATTAACAACATTTTTGAGAATAACGAAATATGAACATTTTTGTCCTTGACGCAGACGCCGCAACTTCCGCTCGCATGATGTGCGACAAGCATGTAGTCAAAATGATTCTTGAATCGTGCCAGCTTCTTTCCACGGCACATCATGTTTTGGATGGAGATCCTTTGGAAATCAATACGGGAAAGCGCAAATACAAAACTCATGTTTGCACCAAAAAAAATATCTGCAAGGCAACAATGATTAATCATCCTTGCACAATTTGGGCCAGAGAAAATCGATCAAACTATATTTGGCTTTGGAGGCATGCTTATGCCCTTTGCAAGGAATATACCCGTAGGTATAACAAAGTCCATGCAATGGAATCTATGCTGCAAAATGAATTGTTTGATCCTCCTGTAAATATTACAAAAGGCAAGTTGACTGGATTTGCACAAGCAATGCCAGAACAATATAAGGACAATAATGCCGTTGTTGCCTATCGAAAGTATTATCTTAACGAGAAGGTGAGGTTTGCGAAGTGGAACTATTCGGAGGAACCTGATTGGTGGATTGCGAAGACTGCTGACGTTCCTTCCGACGTTGAACTTCCGTTCTGATTGCGTTTGCCAAATTTTCCATTCTAGGGGCCAGTCCAGGATTTTTAGGTTTTGTGTCCTTTGTTCCTTTTGCTTCTCTATATTCAGTAGAATTTAAATATTCGTTTGCTGCTTCATTATATTTTCCTTGATTTAGCAGCGATATTGCTTTTGGAGATTTGCCCAACATTCCTCTAAAATGTTCAGATACAAGTTCTCCTTGCAATTCTGATGTCATTGATTCAAATTCGGGAATCATTTTTACAACACCAGGCAATTTAGATTGAACATCTCTTGCAAACAAAGTTTCAACTTGTGCTGGTGTTAGTGATATTAACCCATCAAGGGCCTTTTTTCCAAAATCGGGATCAACTTTGTGTTCTGCAGGAAATACATCAGAAAAAATTTGTTTAGATTCTGGTGTAATTAGATGTCCGTGTCCAATTGTCTCCAATCCCTTGCTGTCAAGATATTTTGAAAGAATTTTTTTCTCGTTTCCTGCAGATTCATATTTTCTTATAATTTTGCAGATGCCGTTTATATCGCATTTTATTTGTTGACTTTGCGATTGTTCTAGTAAAAATTGCTTAAATGATTTCATTATTAATTCTTGCTTTTTGTTTATTATAAGATAATATCTGCCCAACAAAGGAACTATATGAACGTAAAAGTATTTAGACTAAACTCGGGCGAAGAAATTTTATCAAGATTTGAAGAGACAGATACAGCATACACGCTAAAGGATCCTGCTATTTTGGTTCCCATGCGTCAAGGCCAGATTGGTCTTATGCCTTGGATGGTTTACACAAAGGCAGCAAAGGGCGTGACAATTCCAAAAACTTTTATTGCATTTACGGTAGATCCACTTGAGGAACTAAAAGAGCAATATGACAGCAGCCTCAATAATGGAATTGTAACTCCTACAAACAAGTTGGATCCTCCGAAGGATGGTCCTAAGTTGAAGTTGACGATGTAATGAACATTGAAACGGTAATACAAAATTACTTGCCCATAGCCAAGCCTCTTTCAATGGCCATGGAACGCCAGAAAAAACACATTTCGCTGGTGATATACAAAAAAAAGATTATATCGGTGGGTCAAAATGTTTTTAAGACCCACCCTTATACTCTTAAACTTGGTTATAGAACCGCTGACATGCACTCTGAATTTGATGCATTTAGGAAAATACCAAAAAATTTGCTTGGTGAAAAACTAATACTCATAAATTTTAGATTCAATCGTTTTGGTCAGGCAAGAAATTCAAAGCCATGTCCAGTATGTTCTAAATGGTGTGAAGAAGTTTTTCATAAAATTTACTATACCACCGATGAAGGTCTAAAGGTGCTATAAATATATTCATAATTGGAATAATTTATGCCAAGAAGAATTTGTTGTTGTGATACTACTCCTCCTCCGCCAACAACAATTTATTATGTTGCAGTTCCTTGCACAGAATATGAATCTGCAAATTTCAACGAACTGGGATATCAGGCCATATTTGCTCCGGTAGGAACTTCAAATATAAACAATACAAATTTTTTATATGGTCCGACTACACCATATAAAGTTGTTGATATTGGAACAAATGGATTTTATGCTCAATTAGATGCAACTCGTCAAGTTGCCATAATGATGCGAGGTGCGGGTGGTGGTTCAAATCCAAATTCAGATGGAGGAAATGGCGCATATATCCAATTGGTGTATGGAGAATTTAGTTCAACTCAAACAGATGATGCTTATCTTTTTGATACATCGATTAATCTTTTTCCTGGAGGAACCGGACATGGTGGTGGCGGGGCAATTGATGTGGATTCTCCCGATGCACCAGTGCTTTATAAAGGTTATGGTGGAGTAGGATATCCAATGGCTAGCTGGGGTGGGGGAGCTGCATGGTTTCAAGGAGCATACGGAAATATAACTGATAGATTACCAAATACTGTTGTTGGGGGTGGCGGTGGTGCTGGTGGCATAGCAGGTGCCTCCGGTGGCCACGGTGGAACATATAGAGGATTGAATGGAGAAGGGTCACAAGGGGGATTTGGTGGAGAACAATCAAATGGTGGGAATGGGGGTGGGGGAAATGCATCAAATGGTCTCCAATATGTCGGTGGCACTGGTTATGGACCATGGCCTTCAACTTCGGCTCAACCAAGCATTGATTATGGTGGTGGGGGTGGTGCTGGTTGGTATGGTGGTGGCGGTGGCGGAGATGGCAGTGGAGGAGGAGGAGGATCTTCTAGAGTCATAGGAACACCCGGCCCATATGCTCTCCAAGAAGTAGATTCGGATTATCTTTTTGAAGGAACTGACCTTGGTCCTGGTTGCAGAGCAAATCCATATTTTACTTTTAATTATGATGCAGGACTTGGAGGATATCAACAGGGAAGATTGATAAATGGTATACAATTTGAAACGGGGGCAAGTGGTGCAAATTCACAGGTTGCAAGTTATTTTAGAAATAGATGGTGTAGATGCACGGAAAACCAACTCGATGTTGACAGCGATACACGCGGAACAATAGATCTTCCATTGCACATATGCCTTACGCAGGATCAATATAATACGATAATATCCGGAATTCCAAGTGTTGCTGCTCCAAATTTAAATGGAGTCAGAATAAGTTTTGAATTAAATGGAAAAAGATATATATTAATCAAAACAAACACAGATGATAATCCTTTGACGGGTCATTACAGATCTACGATTGGTTGTGAAAATGTATATTTGGAAGATGGAACCCCAGAAAACATAAAATGGTATATTTCAGTATCAAAAAACTTCTTTGATCATAAACAAGTTTTTGAATGGTTCAAAACAAATTCAAATACGTACAATTACAATAACATAACCACTTGTTGTGATGCATTTCTTTGCATGCCAATTTGTCAACAACCAAGATCATCTTGCTTTGGTCAAATTGATCCACTTGGGAATGCAAGTGGATGTCTATGTTCAAACCCAACTCCAGAAAATATAATCACAGTATGTACTTCAAATATTCCATCTCAAGTATATCCTTATCTAAGCACAAATCCCCTAAACGGATTTGTTTACTTATGCGTGCCAAGCTCTGCTTGGACTTATTTTGGAACACCTGACATAATAAATCGTTATCAGTTTGCACCTGGAGCAACATTAATAGAAGTAGGTACTCTTCTTCCTAATATTCCAGCCGCTTCAGCAATAACAGATCTATCATCATATACAAATGAATTCATAATTGAAAATTATTGCGATGATACAATTTACCAGACTTCTTGCAGCCAATCATGCAGCGAACTTCTGTATACACCTGTTCCTACAAAAGATTTTTTTGCGATAGCAAATACACTTACAGTATCATCAAATGCTGATGTTTGTTTGTTGCCAGCAGGAGAGTATTTTTATGATAATGTTGAAACTGGTGAATCTTTATTAGAAAAAGTGTCTGTAGACACAACAATTATATTGGATAAATGTCTTGACAACATAAATCTTGATATAGGTGAAATTGTAACATGTCCCGAAACAATCAGTGATTGCCTTGTTAGAGTTTTAAGCAATCCTCCATGCACTTCTTCTGGGGGTGGTGGAGGAGGAGGCGGTGGTGGAGGAGGAGGCGGTGGTGGTGGAGGAGGAGGCGGTGGTGGAGGCGGTGGTGGAGGCGGTGGTGGAGGCGGACCCGGTGGCATAGGCTCTCCTTGCACAACTGATGCAGATTGCGTAATAGGAACTTGTCTTGATACTGATTTTGATGGAGTGCCTGATACTTGTTTAACTGTTGGCACACCTTTTACTCAACAATTGTTGAATAGATTATTGAATTTGCCTGCGGAATGGATAGGTTATTTTGGAAAATATAAAGCAGCATTTGGAGTGAGAGAATCTGTAAATATTGAAAATGATTCTGAAACTACAAATTCATCATCAACAAGTTCTTTTATAGAAACATATAATTGCTCAGGATGGGATTTTGATGGCCCTTGGCTCAAAGGAACCAGATCAAGATTAAGAACAACAGCATCCCTTCCTTTCGATGCATACGAGGAATGTAATTGCAATCCCCCTGGTTGCGTAGTACCTGAACCACCATGTGCTCCTGGAAGCAGCACTGTAAATCAAGATGCAAAAGATTGTTGCATAGCAGTAAAACAATGCTATTGTCCATTTCCAGATTATGAAGATTCTTATGATATAGACACAACTGTATATTACAAGAATGCATTTTATTTTGCAAAAACTCCTGGAAACTGTGATTCTTTGCAAAATTTACCATTTGAATCGTGCACATTGCCTGAATGTGGATCAGCCAATGGACCGGAATATCAATCAAATGCACTAAGCATAACTTTTCCTGCCTGTATGTTTATAGGTTTGAGTACTTCCGATGCTATTGCAAAAGCACATAGTTTGAT